ATGCAATTCGACGCTCGTGCAGCTAAGGCCCTTCAGCCAGGCGCGCACCTTACCATTGACGGCTGTTCAGGACTGCGCCTGGAGGCCACGACGCAGCGGCGCGCCTGGACGTTTCGCTACCGCAGCCCGGTCGACGGCCGCATGCGCCAGGTGCAGCTCGGCTTGTGGCCGGCGATGTCATTCCCTGCGGCTGCGACCGAGTGGGAGAAGCTCAAGCAGCAGCGCGACGCCGGCGTTGACCTGGCGCTCACCAAGCGGGAGGCCCGCCACGCTGAGCGCGCCGCGGCCGAGCTGGCCAAGGAGGTCGAAGCCGATCGCGGCTACACCGTCGCGATGGTCTGCAGCGACTACCTGGCCGGCCACGTCGAGCGTGTGCGAAAGCCCAAGGGCGCGGCCGAGCTGAAGCGCATGTTCAACACGATGCTCGGGCCAATCGCCGCCGAGACCGCGTCAACGCTCACCCGCCGGCAGTGCTTCGATCTGCTGGAGCTGTGGCAGAACATCCCGGTGCAGGCCGGCAAGCTGCGCGCCGAGCTGGGCGCTGCGTGGGATTACGCGCTCGATGCGGGCCGCTTGCCCGAGAGCACACCCAACTGGTGGCGCCAGATCATGCGCGGTCGCCTTCGATCGAAGGGAAAGAAGATCCTGGGCAAGGCGGTGGGCACCTCGAAGCGCACGCTGGCCGATGCTGAGGTGGCGCAGCTGATCAACTGGCTGCCGAACTTCTCGCGCCTGGTCGACGACGTGCTGACGCTGTACCTGTGGTCATTGGCGCGAGGCGCGGAGATCGTGGCCATGCACCACACCGAGATCTCGGAAGAGAAAGACGGTTGGTGGTGGACGGTGCCGAAGGACAAGACCAAGAACGCCAGGCACGAGAACGCTACTGACTTTCGCGTGCCCCTGGTCGGTCGAGCACTGAAGGTCGTGCGTCGGCGCATGAGTGCGCATGACGGCTACCTGTTCCCGTCGCCGGCGGCGCTTGGCCACATCGAGCAGGCGACCGTGCAGACCGCGGTGCACTACCACCAGCCCTACAGCAAGACGCGCCCTGAGCACGAGCGGCAGCGCTTGACGGTGACTCGGTGGTCGCCTCACGATCTGCGGCGCACGGCGCGCACGCTGCTCAGCTCACTGGAGTGCCCCGACGACGTGGCCGAGGCGATGCTCGGGCACATGCAGAAGGGCGTGAAGGGGGTCTACAACCGGCACAGCTACGACAAGCAGCGCCGCGAGTGGATCACGCGCTTGTCGGCTCACCTTGAGGGGCTGGCTGCTGTTTAGCCTTGCGCTTGCCGGTGCCCGCCGGCGGCAGCAGGTCAGACACTGGCCGCTCTTCGCACCAGGCCACCACCTCCCGGTACAGCCAGGCCACGCGTCGACCAGACAGGAGGCGTGGCTTGGGGAAGGCTTCCTCGCGCACGAGCTTCTCGATCGTCGACTCAGACAGCGAGGTGGCCGCGGCCACGCTGGCCTGGTCGAGGTACAGAGGATCTGGCCGAGTCATGCTGCCTTCCCTTCTCGGCGCGCGCACTGCGCGGCCATCTCGTTGACCTTGTCCTCGCTCCAGTCCGCCGCGTCGATCGCGGTGGGGCGGTCGACCACTGCGGCCAGCTGGTCCATCACCTGCAAGCCTTCCTTGGCCAGCTGGTACTCAGGTCCGCTGAAGCCGACGCGGCCGACACGGCCGTACCGCTCGACCATGCTGGTGGCCAGTTCGAGCTGCCGCGTCATCTCTTCCTCGCCGAGCTTCAGCACAGTCGCCACGCGCGACCAGGTCAGCACGCCGCCGATCCATTGCCACAGCACCTCTTCCGTCGCTTGGCCGGTGGCCACCGTGTCGAGGTTTCCCACGTGCGCGAGCGCGAGATCTCTGACCTGGTCGACGTGGAGCTTCGGGCGCAGGCCGCGGTGCATGCGCCTGATCAGCTCGGCCTTGGTGAGGTGGCGGCGCTTCATACACCCATCGCTGCGGGTGAACCGACCTGCTGGCTTGCCAGGCCGCATGAGGCCGCGCGCTCGGCATCAAGAAGGAAGGTGACGAGCAGCGGCCGCGCCCCGTCGCTGCAAAGTCCCTCCAGCGTTTCGTTGACGGGGTCGTGCATGGTGGCATACACGATGACATCGGTGCAGCCCTCAGCCTCGAACCAGGTGGCCACGTCAGCCATCTTCAGGCCCTGGGCGGCGTGCCACAGATAGACGGCTGCAGCGCAGTTCAACGCGCCACTGTCGTTTTCGTGCTCGACCCAGATGGCAGGGCACTCGCCCAGACTCCCAGCCGAAGGGCACGTGCCGGTGTGCATGCGGGCATTGATCGACTCGGTCAGAGTTCTCATCAATGCACCGCCTGCTCGTCGAAGTTCAGCTTGAGGGCGTTGCGCAATGCTGCCTCGCTGATCATGCTGGTCAGCTCCCTGCCCATCGCGGCGCGGATCTGGCACATCACGCAGGTGGCCACGGCGACGTAGTAGTCGCGCAGGGCCTTGTCGTCCATGGCCTCGGCGATGCGCAACGCTGCCTCCATGATCACCTTCTCGGCGATTTGGCAGCCGATCTGGTCGGCCGAGCCTTGCAGCGTGTGGGCCTTGATGCTGCCGGCGCTCATGCTTGGGCCTTTGCCAGCCGCTCCAGCGCGGCCTCTATCGAGATCACGTGTCGGTTGTCACGCGCCCATACGGGCAGTTCGTCGGCGATGTGCAGCACACCGAATGGCCGAAACGATCGGGCGCGTAAGTCCCGTTCGTCATCGATGATCGGCAAGTCGAGCAACCTCGCAATGGAAGGCGCGTGCAGGGTCTTGCCGGTGCCCTGAGGGCCATGGAGTATCCAACTCTTGTTCATGCCCCTGCCTCCTCAATCGCGTCGACCTGGCCAGCGCTCCCGCCGGCGACGCCGGCGTCAACCTTCTGTTCTTCTCCCTTCTCTTTGCCCTTGCTCTTGGCCTTCGCCGGCGCAGCCTTCGTCGCGGATTTTTTTGCGCTTGCGCCAGCGGTCGCTTTTTTCTGCGCCAGCGCAGCCGAAGGTGGGGTAAAAGCGGTTTTTGCAGGCGCCTCCAAACCGGCACGAATGGCGTCGATGTCGAGGCCGTAGTGCTTCGCGGCCGCGGTGAGCGTCTTGGGCATGTTCTTGTAGTTGCCGCTGTGCGTGTACACGTCTTGCACCAGCGCGCAGGTGAGCGCGAACAGTGCCGCCTGGCCGGGATCCATCGACCCAATCTGCTTGTGCACGTCGTCGCGGCTGCCACCGCCGTACAGCTTGGCGAGAACCGCGCGATCGTGATAGTCGACGCCGGCGAAGGCCACGTGCGCGACCATCTGCAGGTCGAAGGTTGAGCGGGCCGCGGCCTTGGCTGCGTCGATCACCTTGGTGAGGATCTCCGCTCGCACCGCTCCTTCAGCTTTGGCCTTCGCCTCGTCGCGCAGGCGTTCCTCTTCCCGCTTGCGGCGCTCGGCTTCGTAGTCGATGTGGTGGTTGCCCTTCTTCGCCTGCTCCTTGAACTTGATGCCGGCGGCGACCAGGTCGGCAACCGCGACGGCGTCGTGCGTTTTGCCGTCGCGCGGATCTTGGATGGTGACCACGATGGCCTTTTCCAACGGCACGCCCATGAGGGTGTTCCGGTTGGCCTTCTTCAGCTCGTCCTTCACGTCTTTGAGTGCGATGAAGTCGCCCTTGATTCGACCGCTTGCGTCGATCGCGTTGCGGGCCTTGTTGCCGTCGACCACGGTCTTGCCTTTGGCGATCAACTCGCCAGCCTTGGCCTTCAGGTGCGCCTTCTTCTTCGCGTCGAAACAGTCGGGGTCGGTGCAGAGGTTGGCCGAGCCCTTGAGCGTCTGGCCCCACGGTGCCTTGCGATCGGCGACCAGGTCGGTGTACTCGGGCGCGTTGCCTGTGCGCTTGGGGCAGGCGCTGCAGGCGCCTGCGAGCGGCAGCAGGTTCGCGTCGCCGGGGTCGAACATGGCGTTGGACAGGCCGAGGGTGAAACGCTCCTTCAGCAGCTCACGCACCTGGCGCAGGCTCTTGTTGCCGCCGTCTTCCAGGTGGATGTTCTTGCCTTTGATGTACCCGAGCGCCTTCTCTTGCAGCTTGTCGGTGCGCAGCCGTGCGATGAGCAGTGCCACCTCGACGCCGATGTCGCCGGCCAGGCAAGTGCTGCGGATCTGCTTGCAGGCCTGCAGCAGTTTGATGCGGGCGTAGACGTAGCTGAGGCTCTTGCCCAGGTCCTTGGCGAGCCCCTCGGGCGTGTCGCCCAGGTCGATGAGCGCCTGGAAGCCCTCGGCCTCCTCGATGGCGTGCACGTCTTCGCGCTGCAGGTTCTCGGTGATCTGGATCTTGCGCACCTGGTCGTCGTCGAGGTCCTTCACGAGCAGCGGGCCGCTGGGCAGCTCGGCACGCATGCCGCTGATCTTGCGGCGGTGGCCGGCGACGATCTCGAAGCCGTCGGCCGGATCCCACGCGTAGGGCTTGCGCAGCGTGTTGGTGAAGCGGCGGCGCGCCAGGATCGGTTGGTGAATGCCGCCGGTCGCCTTGATGTTGTCGGCCAGCTCGGTGAGCTTGGCTTCGTTGTGCGTCTTGCGGTACTGGTAGGGGCTGTCGTACACCAGTTCCCATTCGGCCTGGATGAGCACGCCATCGGCGGGCAGCGCCGAGGCCTGAAGCAGGATCATGTTGCTGGTGGAGATGAACGCATGCGTGGTCATGAAGGGTGGTTCCGATCAGAAGTTGAAGGCGATGAGGCGAGGCGAGTCCGCGTGTCTGCGGATGCGCTGGCGGAGGTACAGGTAATCGATGGCGATGACCACGCGCTGCTGTGAGAGCGGGTCGGCCTGGGTGGCCTGGCTGGTGTCGAACCAGGTGTCGTTGTGGAAGTCGCGCGACTGCTCGCACCCGGCCTCGATCAGCAGGCGCGCCTGGTCGTCGGCGATCGTGATGGCCAGGCGGAGCATGTCCGCGAGAGGGGCGGGGCGCTCAGCGATCAAGCGGCCACCCGGTTGGCTGTCTGCAGCACAACGCCGTGCGCCACCGCCTCAGCGGTGAAGGCCTGTGCCGTGCCGAACTGTTTGCGCATCTCGAAGAAGACGATGCCGGGCACGTCTCGCGGCTGGGCTAGGCAGAGGTCACCGGCGATCGAGCGCGAGAGGCGGCGCAAATCCACCACGAGCGTCACGCCCTTCGGGAGCTGCAGGCCGCGGTGGTATTGGCACGGTGTGTCGCGATCGAAGACCGGGTGCAGGGTGACTGCCGAACCGTCCTTGAACATCACTTCGTGACGCTGGGCGGTGACGTTGAACTGCATGTTCTCGGGTTGCTGGAGGGTCATGTGGTGCTCCCATCAGGGTTGACGAAAGAGAAGTTCGAGAGGCCGATCACGTCGCAGATGCGCGGGCTGAGCACCTCCTGGCCGCGGTGGGTGGTGACCTCGAAGCCGCGGAAGATGATCACGACGGCCACACCGGGGCGCATCTCGTGCGCCAGGTCGCGGAGCGCGTTGATCTGGTCGGCCGGCTCGTGGCGGATGGCGACGAAGGGCATGGCGTTCTTGCCCTGCAGGATCTCGACGATGAGCATGCCGCTGCCGTCGGTGGCCACGCGCACCTCGGCCTGACGGGTCAGTCGACCCCATGCCGACAATCGGATCATCTCGGGCTCAGGTGCCGGTGCCAACGTGGGAATCAGGGGCAGCTGGTTCACGTCGGGCTCGGTGGTGGGTTCGAGCACGGCGCTCATGTGTGCCGCACCAGGTAGATGCCGAACTTGAGCACCAGGGCGATCACGCCGCCGCCAGCCAGGAAGCCGAGGCCGAAGCCGTACAGCAGGCCGCGCTTGATGCCCAGGATGGCGCCCTTCTCGAACGCGGTGTCGCGGACGTTGACGAGTTCGAGGCGGCGCTGGCGCACCTCAGCTTCGCGCGCTTCCTTGCGGATGGAAGCCTCGACTTTGGCGCGGGCCAATGTCAGCGAGGGGTTCTTTGACCCGGCCCACGCGGGCAAGCCCCATGCGCTGTCCGCGAGCTTGAGGTCGGGCAGCAGCACATGCTTGCGCGGCCCGGTGCCGTGCACCGACTCGAAGGCCGGCGAAGAGCGGCGCGGCTGGTCGACGGCGGGCACCGAGTCATCGCGCCGGCGAGTCAGGGGAATGTGGGTGACGTTGTCTTTCATGGTTGCCTCCTGGGCTGGGTGGGTCTGCAGGCGCCTGCAGTGGGGTCAGAAGTCCGCGCTGCCGAGGCAGGCAAGGACGATCAGGGCGAGGAACACGAGTGGCCAGCGCACGCGTGGATTGCGGTTCGCCCACGCTTCGAGCGGGAAGTGCTTCATGTCCAGAAGCTCCACTCGGTGCTCAGGTGCAGCACGCTGGAGTGCTTGCCGGCGCCGTAGAGGCACCACAGGCGGGGCGTGCTGCCGAGCAGGGCGAAGGGCAGCGCGATCGACGGCGCCAGCACGGGCGTGAGCCAGCCGCGCGAGAAGCCGGTGCACTCGTGGCGGTTTTCGTAGACAGGTTGCGGCGGCCCGGGGATGCGCCCTGGGTACGGGTCGCCGTAGGTGACGCCCACTTGCACCAGCGTGTCGGTGCACTTGCGCTGGTAGCCGCTGGCGACGCCCACAAGCACGTCGACCGGGCCGAGGGTGAACGTCTCCCCGACATAGAGCGACGTGCGGCGCAGTGTGTTGCGGTACGCGCCGGCGGTGAGGCCGCTCTCGGTGCGCACGTACAGGCCGACGTTGTCGTTGTTCTGCCCGTCCTTGGCGGGCAGGTGCACGCTGGCCAGGTGCACGCCGAGCTTGAGGCCTTCAGCGTGGGCCTTCGAGCAGCCGACCACCGAGCAGATCAGCAGCAGCGCGGCCATGCGGGCGATGCGGCTGACCAGCGGGGTGAGCGCGGCGATCATGCGGCGATCCCGGGGGCCTTGGCGATGGCGGTGCGCAGGTCATGCACAAACTGGCTCAGCTCGTAGCGCTCGCCGCGCGCGATCTGCTCTTTCTCGACAGCGACTGTCCAAGCCTCGGTGCGGATGGCGAGGGCCAGCAGTTCGGCCACCAGTTCGTCGCGGTCATCAAACGCGGCCAGTTCGTGGGCTGGCACGTGCTGGCGGTAGATGTTGGTGGCTGCGAATTCGTTGAACGCCGGTATCACGATCGGGGTGTCGAGCGCAATGTCGGCCTGCAGCGCGCCATCGCTGTCAAGCGACAGGCCGCGCACCACGCCGGTTACGCGCTGCCCCTTGTAGTCGCGGTGGCGGACGCGCTGGCCGATGCGCAGAGACACCTCGACGCCAGCGTCAACGCCTTGGCTGGGCGTGTGCTGCGCGCTCATGAGCGCGCCTCGTCGAGGCCGCCAAAGACCGTGGGGATGCGGCGCAGCTGATCAGCCTGGAGGGCTTTGAGTTGGGCCGCGTGGGCTTGCTGTTGCTGTGGGGTCAGCCGGCCAAACGGCCAAGCTGCGGGCGCTGAAGTTGAGGTTGCCATCTGAGCCTCCGTGGCCACGGGATGCGGCTGGTCGGCGGAATTACACCAAATGGTGTTGAACAAGTCAACACCAAATGGTGTTGGATGTGATTGGAACCCGCATAGCAGCCTGCTCAGCTGGTGTTCGAAAGGACTGCTTGCCGTTACAGTTCATCCATGCTTGACCCGCAGCTGCTGCACTCGATCGGCGAAGCGCCGGACCTGGACACCCTGACGGCGCGGGTGGTGAAAGCCGTGCACGAGATGGGATTCGGGCTTGTCTCGGGAGCGCTGGTTCACGGCCGACTTGGCTCTGCTGGTGGGCTCGTCAAGTCGTTCGGGAACCCGCCCGAGGCCTACCTGCAGAGCGCGACATCACTGACCGACGGGTTGCGTGACCCGGTGCTGGGACAGATCCTCGCGCGGCCCGGCGTCGTGAAGTACGACCAATCCACGTATGTGGAGGCGGGGTCGGCGGATCTGTGGGACTTGCAGGCCGCCTTCGGATACCGGTGCGGCGTGACCATCTCGCACCACGCACCTGGCCATGGTGAAGTGTTCTTCCTGGGCGTGGATGGCCCGGATCGTCTTCCTGAAAACCCTGTCGCGGCGCTGCGGTTGCACGCTTCGCTCCGGCTGCTCGCCCTGCAGGCGCAGCAATGCGTTGAGCGAATCACGCGCCCGGCTGTGATCGAGGTGGCGTCAAGCGAGTGGGCAGGTGCGATCCGAGAGGGGGCGCTGAGCTACGCCGTGCGCGGCGGCCTGGTCAAGATCGAGGAGTTGCGACGCGCGCTGAATCCCTAGCGCATCCAATTACCACACGGGGATATGTCCGTAAATCTGACAGGTTGACATCTAGTCAGGAAGTGAGCGAGCGGCAATAGTGAGCGCAGGTCAACGTCGACCTGCAGTCCTTTAAGGAACTCACTATGGCAACCCTCTTCGCACTCATTTTCGGTACGCCTCGTACCGGCGGTTAACGCTGACGCCGGCTGCGTCGATGTCCTGATTGGTTATCCAGCCGCGGCGCAACGCCGCGGCGGTTGCAGCCAGCGTTGAACGTACTCCCATTCGCCCCTTGCATCGCGCGAGGTATTCCTCGACGGTGCGGGGGCTCACGCCGAGCAGGCGGCCCGTCTCCTTCGCGCTGCTGCCGGCGGCGAACAGCACTAGGCACTCCAGTTCGCGAATGGTGAGAGGGCACTCAGTCTTCGCGATCGACACCAGCGCGCTCGCCGAGTAGCTGGATGCCAGGCTCACGATTCCAAGGAGGTCGGCGGCCGCGCGCGGAGCGATCTCGGTATCACGGCCGACCATCAGCACGCAGGTGGTCATACCCTCCTGCCACATCGCTGATACCGCGTACTGCATTTCGGGAAGCACCTGCTGATCCAGCACCTCCGGAAACCGACGACTTCCCAGCGCGCGCAAAATCAGAGCTTGGGCACCAGGCTCCTCCAACTGTGGAGGCGCCACCAAGTTATGAAGCACCGCGACGACCTCGTGTGCGGCATCCTGCAACTGGATCAGCGCGAAGCGGCGCAAGCCAGCCCCCACCGCGAGCCGCTCCAGAGCTGCTGACAACGCGATCGCGGAGCGGGCCGCCCCAACCGCATCCAGCACCTCAAGTAGGTCAAGCGCGTCGATGGGGTCCGTAATCATTGCAGTTTCGTCCTGACACAGTTCTGGACAAACTGCGGAGCTATGGAGAAGGAATATTTCAGGGAGGACACAGCTAAAGGGCTGTTCACGCTGACGATCACGAGGGACTCGGCCGCCGATTTGGATTCTCTCATTGGTTCAGCTTTCGCCGGTGCCGCCGTCTCACGGTCAGCACTACTGGTGCTGATCGGCGAGGGATGCGACTTCGGCGCGGTGGCTCGACTGCTGCAGCCGGCGATGGTTCGCCCCGCGCCGTTCCGACCCGCCGCCGTGTCGGTAGTGGTGCCGCAGGCTTGCAAACACTTGGCAAGCGAACTCAGTTTTACGCTGGCGCGCGACGGGGGGGTCATCCTCGGGGACTTCACGAACGCGGCCCGGGCTACGGCGCACGCGTTGAGCTGGCGATCGGCTGTGATTGAGGATGCCTACGCCTCTTCTTCCTCGAAGGTGCGCAGGGTGTGGTCGATCAGGGCGACTGCACGGGCTCGACGCGGCTCGCTAAGTTCGTCCAACCGTCGTGCCAGCAGCATCGCGCTCTCACTGAGTGGCTTCAGGCGTTGACCTGTGCGAGCACCTCCTTGCAGCGCAGGCTCTGGGATGGGCTCGCGGTCGTCGTGCACGTCGTCAAGCCACAAACGGGGTAGGCCCCACCGTCCCTCGATCTCGCGGGCGATCTTCTCGCCGAACGATTTCTTCGGGTCGTGCATCAACCCCTGCCAATAACTGTAGGTCCGGCCGAGGATCGTCACCAGCTCGCGCGAGTTCTTCCCCAGGCGGATCAGGTTCTTCTTCCGGATAAGTGCGTCGTCGGCCATCACGGAATGGGAACACCGCGGCGACACCAAAGGGTGTTGACCGAAGTGACACCAAATGGTGTAATTCCGGCATGAACCTGAAGACCTACCTGAAGAGCCTGTCGGACGACGGCCAGCGCACCGCGTTTGCGGAGCGCTGCGGGACGTCCCTCGGGCACCTCCGCAACATCGGCTACGGCCAGAAGTCGTGTGCTACCGACCTCGCCGTGCGGATCGAGCGGGAGAGCAGGGGCGCGGTGTCGCGCCCGGAACTGCGGCCGGACTGGCCCGAGCACTGGCCCGAGCTGGCCGCTGCCGAGCGCGCCACCGCAGTGGAGGTTAGCGATGCAGCCTGAGGTCAACCCGCTGCTGCCGAACGCTGAGGCTGAGCCGGTGCTGACGGCAGCCGAAGCGGATGCCGTTCGTGCCGAAGCTACTGTGGCCGACCCTGAGCGCTCAGCATACGGAGTGACCTTGCCATTTGTTCCAGCTGCGAGGCTAGCTGTGCGGCTGTATCTGTACCTAGGGACATTCCCAGCTCCATCCCCGCGAGGTGAAATGAAAGGAGCGCAATGGTGGGGTCGTCGCAACCGCAGAGTTTTGCGGCTAATGCAGGCACGTAGACCGGAGCTTCGCTTGGCCGAGGGTCTGGATGCACTTGCCGCACTACTTCGCACAGGTACGCGATGAATTCGGGCATGTCGTCCAGCTTGAAGCGCAAGCGCGTGAGCGGCCCCGACGCCGCGTTTAGCGTGAAGGCAATGCTCTCGCCGTCGTTCGTCAACACGGCGTTCGACAAGGCCGTGAGTTCGTGCTCCATCAGTTCCATGGGCGCTCCGGCCGTGGCCGGTGAAGTTGTGGTGACCGGATCGTGCCACGGCGTGGGGCGCCCACCCATTCAACTGGAGGCCAGCAATGCAGGCTGATTCGGCTTTCCTGTACGTCCTCAGGAAGGCGCTGCAAAGCGGCCTCAGTTGCCGGGCGAAGCTGGCGGAGCGCAGGCGTCGCGGAGCACGTTCCACAGTTCCAGTGCGTCGGCATCGATCTCGGGCAAGTTTTGGCGATTGGGCTGTGTCGTCCGGCTCTCCAGATCTGATTTCGCTGTACTCAAGGCTTTCCAGAACAGCGGGTGACCCGGAGGCGTCTCCACGATGAGCGCCCGCACGACGCACTCGAGCATCTCTTGGCGAGCCTGCAGGCGTGCCATGCCGCGCAGCGCTTCGCCCAGCACCTGCGGAATCAATTCTTTCGGAATGTCCATGGGCGCCCCTCCCGTTGATGGTTGTGTGAGAACTCCATCGTGCCACGGGAGAGGGCGCCCACCCTCCAGTCTGTTGTCGCTTGTTGCTGCAGTTCATAGGACGGCAGTCTCTTTTTTTTGCCCAAATCAGTCTTCCCTAACGAGCCCTAGAACTTAGGGAAGCCCACGCCATGAATAGCGAACGCCTTTTTTACGAAGACGAGCACGACGCCTTGCAGACCATGCAGGCGCGGAGCGGCAAGACGGTCAAACAGTGCTCTGCGTACCTCTGGCCGGACATGAAGCCCGAGAGCGCCTACGCCAAGTTCAAGGACTGCCTTGACCGCAAGGGCAGCGAGCAGTTCAAATGGACGCAGGTCATCGCGCTGATGAAGTTCTGCGAGCGCTATGACCCGCTGTACTACCAGTGCGACGAAACGCTGCACGCCAGGCCGGACCGCAAGACGGTCGAAGACCAGTCGGTGAAGCTGGTCGAAACGATCAACTCGGCCGCGCAGGTCATGAGCAAGGCCATGGCGCAGCTGGAACGCCTGAGGCCGACCACATGAGGCCGCAGGGCGAGGAGCGGATCGCAATCAAGAAGGCGGCCGAAGAGCTGGCGGCTGAATGCAGTGCCGCGACTTGGCGAGAGCTCTCTGCTCGCGCGAAGGTGGGCTTCAGAGTAGGGCGCATCACGGTGGAGAACATGGCCCGCGGCCCAAGGGCCGAGCTGGAAGCCGTTGGCTCGGTCAAGAAGGCGCACTCCAAGCGCTGGATGACGCTGTATGCGCCTGTCACCCAACAACAACCCGTGGCCGAGGCCGCCCCGTCGCTTGATGCGATGGTGCGCAGCTGGTCGCGGGGATAGCACCACAAGACGCGAGGCAACGTCATGAACGAATGGCGAAGGGGTCTGCGTGCCCGGTGATCGCGACCCCATAGACTTTGTCGGGCTCGCGGCGGCGCTGCTGGATCGCGGCGAGTCGCTGATGAAGCAATGGCTGCCCGAGGGGCGCCTGCAGCAGGGTCGGTGGTATGTCGGCGACTTCGACGGGTCGGCTGGCAAGAGTGCGAACGTCAATCTCAAGACGGGCAAATGGGGTGACAACGGTCGGCCAGGCGACTCGGGCAGCGACCTGATCAGCCTGTACGGCCGCATCCACGGCCTGAGCAATGCGCTTGCCGCGCGCGAGCTGATCAAGGATCAGGGCTGGTCGCGCATGCCGGTGCAGGCGCCTGCGAAAGAGAAGAAGCCTAAGAAGCCGGGCGTGCAATGGATGCCGATTCACCCGGTGCCCGATGACGCGCCCGACTACAAAACCCAGTGGGCGCACTTCTCGCGCGGCATCCCGCCGATGCACTGGGAATACCGCGATCGTGAAGGCCTGCTGCTGGGCCTTGTCGTTCGCTTCCAGACCAGCGACGGCAAGAAGGACGTGCAGCCCATCAGCTTCTGCCAGGGCAGCAACGGCCGGCGCGAGTGGCGCTACAGGGCCTTTGCCGAGCCGAGGCCTCTCTATGGCCTGTGGCGCCTGGTCGAGACATCAAAGGATCAGCGTGCCCTGGTGATTGTGGTGGAGGGAGAGAAGAAGGCCGACGCGCTGTATGAAGCACTTGGCCGATCGACCCCTGTGCTGGGCTGGCCAGGCGGCTGCAAGGTGGTCCACATGGCCGACTGGTCGGTGCTGGCCGACTACCGGGTTCTCTGCTGGCCCGACGCAGATGCTCAGGTCGACAAGAAGACCCACGAGCTGCTCCCCTTGGTGAAACAGCCAGGTATTGCAGCCATGCGCGATGTCAGCGAGACGCTGACTGCGCTCGGCGTGCCGGTGAAGATCGTCGACGTGGGCCACCCAGGAGAGAAGCCGGACGGCTGGGACGCAGGCGACGCAGTGGAAGACGGCTGGACGCGGCAGCAGCTGCTCGACTTCATGCGCAACTGCTACGCCATCGAAGCCGGCGCCGATTCCCCGCCCGCGGCCACCGCTGGTGGTGATGGGGGTGGATCGACGCCGCCAGGTGCTCCGCAAGGGGACGGGGAGGGGCCGATCCGGCGTGACCCGCATGCCTGGCGCAACGACCTGATCATGCGCAACCCGTTCACGGTGCGCGAGTGCGTGCCGAACGTGATGCTGGTCCTTCACAACCGCCTGGCCTGGCGCGGTGTGCTGGCCTTCGATGAGTTCTCGCAGCGGGTGGTGAAGCGCAAGCCGGCGCCGTTTGATCAACCGGGCACCTTCAGCGAGGAGTGGACCGACGTTGATGACACGCGCACGAGCGCGTGGATCGCTCACCATGAAGACTTCGTGCCCAACGCCGGCATGGTGGCCGAGGCGGCCAATGAGGTCGCGCATGCGAACCCGTTTCATCCGGTGCTTGAGTACCTGGACAGCTTGGAGCATGACGGCGAGGAGAGGCTCGACCATTGGCTGATCGATCACCTGCACGTCGACGACTCGCCCTATACGCGGCTGGTATCGCGCTATTTTCTGATCGGCATGTGCATGCGGGTGCTGCAGCCTGGCTGCAAGTTCGACTACTGCCTCGTGCTCGAAGGTCTGCAGGGCCGGCGCAAGTCGTCTGCCTTGCGCGTGCTCGGTGGTGAGTGGTTCAGTGACATCGAGCTGGACCTGGCCAACAAGGACAGCATGTCGAACATCCGCGGCAAGTGGCTGCATGAGTTCGGCGAGATGGGGTCGCTGGCACGCGCTGAGTCGAACCGGCAGAAGTCCTTCCTCTCGCGTCAGATCGACGAATTCAGGCCGGTGTATGGCCGGCGCGAGATCCGCTGCAAACGGCAGTCGGTCTTCGGTGGCAGCACCAACGAATGGGCATGGAACAAGGACCCGACAGGTGGGCGACGCTTCTGGCCCGTCGAGGTGCGTGGTGACATCGACACCGTGCGCCTGGCTGCCATACGCGATCAGCTGTTCGCCGAGGCCTTCGCGCTGGCCAAGGCGCACATTGCCGACCCCGAGCACCAGGTCGGCCGGTATTGGCCGAGTGGTGATGAGCAGCGCGAGCTGTTCGACCCCGAGCAGCTCGCCCGCGAGTCGCCGGATGCCTACGTCGAGATCTTGGCTGCCTGGCTCAAGCACGACCCGTTGATGCCGGCCGAGTTCACGCTGGCCGATGCGTGCATGAACGGCCTGAAGCTCGATGCCAAGAGCCTGACGAAGGACATCCAGACGCGCGTAGGCATTGCCTTGCGCAAGCTGGACTGTGAGCGTGTGGAACGTCGCACCCAGGTGCCACGGTTTGTGTACAAGCGGCCGCAGAGAAACGCCGCGTCGTCTCAAACCTCGCACCAGCGTGAGCCCGAGGATGGGGAGGTGCCTTTTTGAAGCAGCTGAATAGCGAGCTTCCACACCTTCCATACCTTCCACACCTCAGAAAGCACGAGCGCGTAGGCGTGTGTGCAGGTGTGCGCGTACACGCGTGCACGCAGGAGTTCTCAACGTATGGAAGGTGTGGAAAGTATGGATAAGAAGGAAGCCCCGGCGTTTTCTTGGATGACGGCCGCCATGCCTCGGGTCGCAGCCCAGGTGGCGGAGAAGCGCAAGCAGTGGGGCAACGCGCACGTCACCGATTGCGTCAAGCGCGGGCTGCGTGGCGAGGCCGGCTACTTCTTCGCCCGAGAGGGCGCGGTGGCCGTTGGCACACCTTGGGATCAGCCCGAGATGGCCAACTTCGCGGCCCAGCACATCAAGAGCGGCCAGTCCATCGTGGTGATGAAGATGCCCGAGGTTGGCAATGGCTCGGCTTGAAGAGGTTGAGCGTCGCTTGCTCAATTGGGCTCGATGGAAGCATGGCGCCGGCTCGGGCGGGCTGGGCTACAGCGGCGGTTCGACGTGGAACATGGTCGCGCCATCGGCCTCGCGATACCGGGAGGCGGTGATTCCCACGGTCGACTGTGAAGCTGGCCTCACTGACGTGGCCGTGCGCAGCCTGGATGATCGACTCAGGGCAACGATTCATCAGGTCTATCTGACCGGCGACAGTGCCACGATCGATGCTCGCAAGCTCGGGTGCACCGAGTCGGCCGTGAGGCTACGCGTGTCCAATGCGCACCGCCGCATCGCCAACTGGTTCACCGACCGGCGCCAGCTCGCCGAGATAGAACGCGCGCGCGTTGAAGCGCTGCAGCGTGCTGGCAAGGCCTGACGGGGGTTCTACGGAATCACGCAAATCGGTACATTTCAGGCACGCTGCGCAAGGGTTTCGACCTGATCAAGGCGGCCCCGCCCCAACGGACCCCATCACCGTTGGGGCGTGTTTTTTGGTGCCTCGATATGACGGTGAACGTCAAAGACAACATCGCTCAGGTGCTCGCCCGCATGGAGGGCTACAAGCGCGATGTTGTCGACAAGGCCATCCCTCGGGCGCTCAACCGCACGGGTGAGATGGCAGGCACAGCGGCATCACGTGAGCTGCGTGCACAGGGGTACAACTTCAGTGCAGGCGAGATCAAGCAGGCCATCTCTCTCAGCAAGGCCACACGTGGGCGCTTGGTGGTGACGATGAAGGTGCGACGTAAGACCAAGAGCTTGATGGACTTCAGCCCTCGGCAGTCGAAGGAAGGTGTGACGGTGAAGATCCACGGTCAGCGCAAGCTGATCAAGGGCGCCTTCATCGCACAGAGACAGAATGGCTCCATGGGGGTGTTCGTCGAAGACAAGGGCGCCGGCAAGACCATCCTGCGCTTTGCCAAGCAGTACAAGCGGGGCAGTCGTGGTGGCTGGCATGACTACCCATCACGCAAGCTGTACGGCCCCAGCGTCGGTGGGTCATATGCGACCGATCGCATTCAGACCGTGATGATGAAGATGATCGGCACCACGTTCGAGGAGCGACTGGTACATGAGATCAAGTACCTCTCGCGCTAAAAATCCCGGGTCCCTCCTGGCCGCAGGAAACGCGCAGTCCATGACCCCGAATTTCGTCTAGTTTTGGCGGACGTAGGGGGGCTATAGACAGGCCACCCAACAGACCATGCCCACTCAAAAAGTCATTGCCGAGCACCTCGATCTGAGCCAGGCCGAGGTGAGCAAGCACATGGCCGAGCTGGGCATTGACTGGCGCACGGCGACGCTCGACGAGATCCGCGTCGCGTACATCCGCAAGGTGCGCGCGGTGGCGGCGGGGCACAAGTCGCACGACGGGATGGACCTGACCCGCGAGCGCGTGTTGACCGAACAGGTCGAGCGCGAGTTGAAGCAGTACGAGCTGGCCGAGAAGAAGGGCCAGCTGGTGAACGTCGAGCACCTCGAGGCCGAGCTGGTGCAGATGTTCATGGCGTTCAAGACCGAACTGCTGGCGCGTGACGACAAGTTGAAGACCGAGCTGGACGCGCTGCACGGCATCGATGTCGACGCGCAGCTACTCGAAGACCACACGAATGCAATCCTTCAGCAGCTCGCTCGATACGACCCCGAGCGTGCTGGGATTAGTGCGCCGTCTGGCGAGGCTGATGGCGCCGGCGCCGAAGATGACGACGACGGAGTGGGCTCGCCAGCGTCGCCGCATGTCGGCGAAGTCGACGGCCAGGCCGGGGCGATACAACCCTGACATCACGCCTTGGGTCATCGGGATGCACGAGGCACTCGACGACCCCACGGTGTTTGAAGTGGTCGGCCGCAAGTCGGCGCAGATTGCGTGGACGGATGGCGTGCTGTTGAACCACGTGGGCAAACGGATCGACATCGAGCCGTGCGCCATGATCATCATGTTCGGCAAGGAGGGTGCGGCGAAGGCGTTCGACCGCGAGAAGTTCACGCCGATGGTCGAGGTCACACCGGTGCTCGCCTCGAAGATCCCGGTGCACAAGGTGCGCGACCGCAACAACGGCTGGGACTACAAGGGATTCCCCGGCGGCTTCCTGAAGTTCGTCGGCTCGAACAGCCCCGACTCGGTGAAGTCCACGCCGGCGCCGTTCGTTGCCGTCGAGGAGCCTGACGACGCGAACCGCAACGTCAAGCAGCAGGGCGACACGATCACCATGCTGCGGGAGCGCACCAAGAGCTTCCCGCGGCGCAAGCTCGTGTTCGGTGGCACGCCGACGATCGAAGGTTTCAGCGCGATCGACACCGCGTACAAGGGCAGCGACCAGCGCGAGTTCTGGGTGCCGTGCCCGCACTGCGGCGAGCTGCAGACGCTGGCGTGGCCGAACGTGAAGTGGCTCGAAGACCCGGCGCTTTCGCATGAGGAGTACGGCCACGCGGTGCCGTCGAGCGCGCGCTACCGGTGCCCGCACAACGGGTGCCTGTGGACCGATGCTGAGAAGAACCGGGCGGTGCGCAAGGGCGTGTGGCGAGCCTCGCAGCCTTTCCACGGCATTGCGGGCTTCGCGATCAACGAGCTGTACAGCCCTTTCCCGGGCTCGACGATGCCCGAGCTGGTGAAGAAGCGGCTCAGCGCAGAGCACCTGCAGCGCATGGGTGATGACACCAAGATGCGCAGCTTTCGGAACAACACCGAAGGCCTGGCGTATGCGTACAAGAGCACCGTGCCGAGCCGCGACAAGCTGCGCGAACGGGCCGAAGAGTACGGCGAGCTGACGGTGCCGTGGGGTGGCCTGGTGCTGACCGTGGGCGTCGATGTGCAGCACGATCGCCTGGCCGTGGTCATTCGCGCCTGGGGCCGTGGCGAAGAGAGCTGGCTGGTGTGGTGGGGCGAGATCTACGGCCGCACGCTGCTGGTCAAGTGGAACGAAGACGGCAGCCTAAACAAAGAAGAGTCAGGCGCCTGGTGGGATCTGGATCAACTGCTGATGAGTTCCTTCCCGCACGCGAGCGGTTCATCGCTGCGCTTGCGGGCCGGCACCTTCGACTCGGGCGACGGCCAGACGATGGAGGCGGTCTACGGCTACGTGCGCCGGCGCTTGACGATGGGCTTCATGGCCGGCAAAGGCGAGTCGCACGATCCCAAGCGCGACGTGTTCACGCCGCCCAAGATGAGCATCGATACCACGGGTCGGCATCGGCCACACCCGTCGGGCGTCAAGCCCTACATGGTCGGCACGCAGGTCGCCAAGGATCTGCTGTGGGGCGTCGATGAGCAGGGCGGCCGGATCAAGTTGACAGGCACCGGGCCCGGCCGCATGCACTGGTACCGGCACGTGCGGCCCGACTACTACGACCAGATCACCGCCGAGGTGAAGGTGCCGCACAAGACGCTGCGCGGCCGTTTCACCTGGCAGTGCCTGGCAGGCCGGCGCAACGAGGCCGGCGACTGCGAGGTGTACGCGCTGCACGCAGCGCGCAGCCTGAAGCTGAACCTCTGGCGCGAAGACCGGTGGGCGGCCGAAGAGAGCGCGATCAAGCAGCCCGTGCTATTCGGCGACGCACCCGCCCCGGTGGCCGTGGCCCCGGTGACAACGCAGGCGCCTGCCGTAGGCGTGGCAGAGATTGAAGACAGCGAAGTGCAGGCGCCTGCAGAGGCGCCTGTGCCTGCGCCGACAGCGCCCCCCGCGCCGCCGGCCCCGAGTAAGAAACCGACTGCCCGACAGATGGGCAACCCGCCCAAGGCTGGCGGCTGGTCGGCAAAGAAGTGGTGACCCAACGATGAACATCTTTGCAACGCTCGTGCAAGGCGACAGCGCCACCTGGCTCGACGCCCCGGTCAAGCTGATCGACGGACGCCAGGCCGACGCCGGCAGCGGCTGGGTGCTCAAGTACGCCCTGCGCGGACCCAGCGTGCTCGATCTCACCGCAACGGCGGGCGGCACCAGCTGGACCACCTCCATCACGGCCGCGCAATCGGCTGCGCTGCTGCCCGGCAACTACTCGTGGCAGGCCACCATCAGCAAAGCCACCGAGCGACTGACAGTGGGCATCGGCCCCGCCGTGATCACCCCCGACCTGGTGGCCATCAGCGCTGCGGGTTACGACGGTCGCAGCAAGGCCGCCAAGGCGCTCGAAGACTGCGAGACCGCCATGGCCAGCTTCAACGCCACCGGCGGCAAGGTCAAGAAATACGAAATCGCCGGCCGCCTGATGGAGTTCCAGACCATCACCGAGCTGCTGACGCTGCACAGCTTCTGGAAAGCCAAGGTCACCGCCGAGGGCAGCGCATCGAGCATTGCCAACGGTCTCGGCAACCCGCGCAACCTCTACACACGTTTCGTGCAACCGCAATGAGCGCAGCCGTCCGCCCCTGGTACAACGCGTCGCGCGTCACCGTGCCCACCGGCTCGGTCGTGCCTGACCTGAGCATCAAGCGCAGCCTGGTGCTCGACCGCTTCAACGCCCAGCAGGTCGCAAAGCGTGGCGCCGCCGTGCAGCGCGACCGTGTGGGCCAGCAGGCCCGAGCCTACGCCGGCGCCCAGGGCAACCGCCTCACCGGCGATTGGATTGCCAACCAGACCAGCGCCGACAGCGAGCTGCTCACCAGCCTGCGCGTGCTGCGAGCCCGCTCGCGCGAGCTGGTGCGCGACAACCCGTACGCCAAGCACGTGGTTCGCGTGCTGATGAACAACGTTGCCGGCGACGGCATCGGCATGCAAGCGCAGGTGAAGAACTCGCGCGGCAAGTTGCAGGCGGACATCAACGACAGCATCGAGACCGAATGGGCTGACTGGGCCGACCGCAAGACCTGCCACACCGCCGGCCTGCTTGGCTTCGCCGACATAGAGCGCATGTGCGTGGCGCAGCTCGCCACCGCCGGCGAGGTGCTCATTCGCAAGCACCGCATGCCGTTCGGCAAAGGCCGCATCCCGCTGGCGCTCGAGGTGATCGAGGCCGATCGCCTGCTCGACAACTGGCAGACCGGCCACGCGCCCAACGGCAACGCCATTCGCATGGGCGCCGAGGTCGACGTGTGGGGCCGCCCGGTCGCGTACTGGCTCAACCCTCGCCACCCAGGCGACTACCAGTTCACCACCTTCGACCCCTCCAAGTTCCTGCGGGTGCCGGCCGAAGACATCATTCACCTCTACATCGTCGAGCGCTGGCCGCAGACCCGCGGCGAACCGTGGTTTCACGCGACGCTGCGCGACCTGCACAACGTCGGCGGGTACGAAGACGCCGAGATCGTCAAGGCTCGCGCCAGTGCCAACATCGTCGGCTTCATCCGTTCGCCCGAGCCACTCGCGGCCGACGACGTATCCAAGAACCGGCAGATCATCGAGACCGAGCCCGGGACCTGGCAGAAGCTGCTGCCGGGTGAAGAGGTGTCGGGCTTCTCTTCGAACACGCCGAACCCCGCCGTCGACCCTTTCCTGCGCCACATGGTGCGCAAGTTCTGCGTCGGCGTGGGCATCAGCTACGAAGAAGTCAGCCGCGACTACACCACCGCAACGTACAGCAGCGCGCGCATGGCGCTGTTGAGCGACCGCGACCTCTATCGCGTGCTTCAGGGCTTCATCATCCGCAACCTGCGGCAAGACATTCACCGCGAGTTTCTCGACGCGGCCGCGCTCGTGGGCGTCATCAAGGTCGGCAGCGACTACTTCAGCAACAGCCGCAAGTACCAGGCCGTGCGCTTCAAGCCCCGCGGCTGGAGCTGGATCGACCCGAGCAAAGAAGTGGCGGCCTACAAGATGGCCGTGCGCAACGGCTTCATGACGCAGGGCGACGTGATCGCCCAGACCGCTGGCGGCGCCGACATCGAAGACGTGCTCAACGCGCGGGCCGAAGAGGTCGAGATGGCTGAAGAGCGCGGGCTGATCTTCGACAGCAACCCCGCCCAGGTCAACGAGAAGGGCCAGGAGCAATTGCAGCCTGGCGCAGAGGGTGGCGACAGCGGCGCGGGCGCAGAGGCTGGCGCTCCGAAAGACACGCCGAAGGAATAGCGCTCGCTCGCTTCATCCGACCAACCACAAACCCGCTTCGGCGGGTTTTTTATTGCTCAGGGAAAAACCATGACCGACAAAAAGCGCCCCGAAACCTTGGGGCCGCAGCGCCGTTCCGCGACCTTTCGCCTGAAGCGTCCCGGCGCCGAGCGCGCTGAAGGCGCCGTCGACCTCGAGGCGCGCACCACGGACTTGGCTTTCGCAAGCGAAGAGCCCGTCGACATGTGGTACGGCACCGAGATCCTGAGCATGGCCCCGGGTGCCATGCGCACCGGCGTGCGGCAGCAAACCATGCCGCTGCTGTTCAACCACAAACGCGATGACCTTCTCGGCGTGGTCGAGAGCATTTCGATCGGCACCGATCGCCGTGCGCGCGCGTCGGTGCGCTACGGCAAAGACGAGCGCGGCGAGTGGGCCATGAAGCAGGTCGATGACGAGATCTTGGTGAACGTCTCGTTCATGTACCGCGTCTTCAAGTGGGTCGAAGACGCCGAGGCCGACACCGTCACGGCCATCGACTGGGAGCCCTACGAAATCAGCCTGGTCACCGTGCCCGCCGACGCCACCGTCGGTGTCGGCCGCAGTGACACCGCCACCGAAAACGGCGTGCAGATCGTTCGATCTGCCGCCGCCACCACCCCAGCGCCAGCAGCGCCGGGCGTGCAAACCGCGCCTGGTGCGCATTCCTCTCCCTCAACTCCACAGGAGCATTCCATGAAGAAGACCAAGCGTCATCTGTTGCAAGAACAAACCGGCGACGGCACCACCGGCGGCGCCGGCGGCAACGGTGGCGGCGTGCAAGCCACCGTCATCGAAAACGGCACCACCGTGGCCGAGCGCAACGTACACCAGCAGCGCGGTGCCGAAGGCGAACGCGCTCGCATCAACGAGATCGAAGCCCTCGCCAAGAAGTACGACCTGGCGGCCGAGGTTCGCGCCGGCCTGATCTCGAAGGGTGCCACCGTCGAGCAGGCGCGCATGACTGCTGCCGACATCGTGATGGAGCGCGCTCAGAAGACCAGCGCCCCCTCGGTCGACCTGGGCGACACCCACAACCCCGACCTGAGCCGTTCCGAGAAGGCGCGCTACAGCATGATGCGCGCCGTCAATGCCTCGCTCAACGGCAAGTGGGACAAGGCCGGCTTCGAGCTCGAGTGCAACAACGAGATCGCCAAGCGTCTCGGCCGTGGCCCCAGCAACGAGCGGGGCTTCTTCATCCCGACGAACATCCCGTTCGCGCAACGTGCGCCCTACGCCGTGGGCACGCCGGGTGCCGGCGTCACGGGCGGCACCATGGTCGCCACCAATCTGCTCGCCGGCAGCTTCATCGAGGTGTTGCGCAACAAGGCTCGCGTCATGCAGCTCGGCGCCACGATGATCAGCGGCCTGGTCGGCAGCGTTGACATCCCGCGCCAGACCGGCGCGTCGTCCACCTTCTGGACGGCAGAAGGCGTGGACACCACCGAGAGCGAAGCCGTCTTCGACAAGGTGAGCATGTCGATGAAGACCATCGGCACCTACAGCCAGATCACGCGCAACATGCTGATGCAGTCGACCCCCGACATCGACATGATCGCTCGCGCCGACATGCTGGCTCAGGTGGCACTCGGCGTTGACCTGGCGGCCCTGTCCGGCACCGGTGCCGGTGCCCAGCCGCGTGGCATTGCCAACACCTCGGGCATCGGCTCGGTGATCGGCGGCACCAACGGCGCGGCCATCTCGATCGACAACTTCATCGATCTCGAAACGCAGGTCACCGCGGCCAACGTGCCCGAAGAGACGCTCGCCTACCTGGCCAATGCCAAGACGGTGGGGAGCACCAAGAAGCTGAAGGCCACCACGGGCTCGTACCTTTGGACCAACGCACCCGGCGGCCAGCGCACCGGCACCCCGGGCGAGATCAACGGCTACCCCGTGGCGCGCAGCAACCAGGCGCGCAGCAACCTCACCAAGGGCACCAGCACCGGCGTCTGCTCCGAGCTGTTCTTCGGCGCCTGGAGCGAGTTGCTCATCGGCGAGTGGGGCGTGCTCGAGATCGTGCCCAACCCGTACGACGCAGCGGTGTTCAAGAACGGCGGTGTGCTCCTGCGCGTGCTGCAGTCGCTCGACATCGCGGTGCGCCATGCCGCCTCGTTCGCCACGATGAGCGACGCGCTCACGCCTTGATCGGCGGCTGAGCACACCACCAGGCCCGGCTCAGCCCGGGCCTGTTCGTTTCCACCCCCTCATTTTTGGAGATTCTCACCATGGGTACCCGCAAATACATCGTGCGCGACGGCTTCGTCGTTGCGCTCACCCTCACCAACGCCACCACGAAGGAGACCTACGAGCGCACCTACAACGGTGGCGAAGAGGTATCGCTCGACGACGATGACGCCAAGCTGCACCTGCACAAGCTGGAGTTCGCGAACCAGAAAGACCGTGATGCGGCGCTGGCCGCCGAGAAGGAAGCCAAGGCCGCCGCGTCGTCAGATCAGAACCCCGTCGACCTTATCGCCCAGCTGGTCGCCGCCATCGCCCAGCAGTCCGCGAAGACGCCCGCCAAAACCGCGCTGAAGGCCGACCCGCAGGTGCCTGCAGCCACCTGAAGGCCGGCCATGTTCTCCACCCACGCTGCCACCTTCATCGCCGACGACGGCGTTGCAGTGAGCTGGACATCGAGCGTCTCCGCCCAGGTGACCAACGGCCTCATGCTCTTCGACCAACCCGACAGCGACATCGCTGGCGGCGAGATCAAGAGCCGCGAGTACCTGGTGACCTTCGAGACGGCCGCGTGGGCGGGCCTCAAGCGCAGCGAGGTGCTGACGATTGGCGGCGTGGCCTACAAGCTACGCACCGACCCCGACCTCGGGTCTGACGGCGTCTTCAGCAGCGTCAAGCTGAGCAAGGTCTGAGCATGGCCACCACCCTGGCGCAGATCCTCGTGCGGCTCGACCAGGTGCTGCAGCTCAACGCCGTGCCGGGCACCAAGGTCTTCTCAGACCGCGTCGACGCCGAGAGCCGCGATGAGGTGCCGTGCCTCAACACCGTGGTGCACAACGGCAGCACCGAGCCCTTCAGCGACGACTGGGATCTGTACAAGCAGCCCGTCGAGCTGCGGATCTCGGTGCGCGGCGACCAGCCCACGCTGCTGGCCGAGTTGCAGCACGAGGCTGTGCACCGCCCCATCACCGCCGACGCCACGCTGAAGACCCTGGCCGTCAGCGTCCGTGCTGAAGACCCCGCCTGGGAGCGCGTCGAGGGAGACCTCACAGCGGTCATCAAGAGCACGCGTTACCTCTTCACCTACCTCATCCCTCGAAACACCCTTTAAGGAATCGCCATGCCCAAGTACATCGTCCGCCCAGGCCACAGCTTCCGAATGGATGCCAACACCGTCAAAGGTGCCGGCGAGGTCATCGACCTCGACGCCTCCGTCGCCGCCCAGCACGCCAGCGCCGTCGAGGCCGTGCCTGACGAACTCGCACCCGAGCCACCCCCCGGCGACGCCGCCGCGCAGGCCGACGCCTGATCCCTTCGCAACCACCGCAACACACAGGAGCTTTCCACCATGGGAACCAAGCAAAAATTCGGCGTCGGTGTGCTCATCGCCACCACCCGCACCGACGCCGCCGGCAACCTGCTGGCCGTGCCGATTCCGTACCGTCTCGGCATCATGCAAGACGTCTCCACCGACTTCAGCTTCGAAGGCAAGACGCTCTACGGTGCCAACCAGCTGCCGGTCGATCGCGGCCGCGGCAAAGCCAAGCTCGCGTTCACCGCCAAGACGGCCGACATCAACGTCGCCGCGCTTGCTGCGTTGCATTTCGGCGTCGCGCCGTCCGTTGGCGTGAAGCAGGCCGTGCTCGACTTCGCCGCACCGATCCCGGCCACGCCATTCCAGATCGTCATCACCCCGCCGGCCTCGGGCACCTTCCTGGCCGACCTGGGTGTGATGGACACCAACGGCAATAACTTCACGCGGGTAGCCAGCGCCCCCGTCACTGGCCAGTACACGGTGGCGGCCGGCACCTACACCTTCGCCGCGGCCGACACTGGCAAGGCCATGCTGATCAGCTACGAGTACAGCGCGGCCACCGGCGGCATCGTCGTGCCGATGACCAACCAGTTGATGGGCTACAGCCCGAGTTTCTCGGCCATCCTGTTCAACGACAGCAAGGGCAGCAAGCTCACGGTGAAGCTCACCAACTGCCAGAGCGACAAACTCAGCGTGCCGTTCAAGAACGAAGACTTCGTCGTGGCCGATTTCGGCTGGGAGGCACTCGACGACGGCACGGGCTCGGCTGGCTACTGGTGCCAGACATGAGCGCCAGGCTCATGATCCCCGGCGTCGAGTTCGACTTCGGGGGCGGCCGTATGTACATGCTGCCACCCCTCAGCCTCGGTGCACTGCAGCTCCTGCAGGCCGGTCTCAATGCGCTGCCCACGCTGAGCAGCACTGACCCCGAGGCCATCAAGACCATGATCTCGGCGACGCACCTTGCGCTCGCCCGCAACTACCCGGAGATCACGCCGGCCGAGGTAGGCGAGCTGGTCGACGTGAGCAACCTCGGCGACGTGTACGAGTGCCTGATGGACGTGGCCGGCATCAAGCGCCGCGCTCAGCAGGAGGCCAAGCAGCAGGGAAACGCGGTGGCGGAGAGCCTATCGGCTGGCACGGCCTCTTCGCCCGCATCTGTGCCAACACCGGCTGGGGTTGGGACTACGTCCGCGAGCACGTAGACCTGCCCACGCTCAAGGCCCTCGAAGACGAGTGGCGCGAGCACCCACCGGTGCACCACCTGGTGGCCGGTTTCCTCGACTACACGCCGCCGGCACCCGAGACGGACGACGACGGCGACGACAACCAGGCTCTGGGCAACCCGTCTGCCTGGTTGGGTGGTCGCGGTGGTCTGCCGGCATCGCGTGAGCTGGCCGAGGCCAGCACGCCTGAAGAGGCGCTCGCTGCGGCGGAACGGATGTTTTTTGGAGAGGTGAAAGATGTCAAGCAGCTCTGACGGTCGCGACTTCAAGACCGACATCACCGCCGACCCGTCGCAGTTCGAGGCCGGCATGAAGAAGGCCACCAAGGCCGCCGTCGACGCCAGCGACAACATCAACGCGCAGTTCAAGAAGGTCGGCGACACCTTCAGCATGGTCACCAAATACTTCGCCGGCTTCACGGCCGTGATCGCCGGCGGCGGTGCGTTGAAGAAGTTCATCAGCGACGCGAACGAGTGGAACAGTGAAGCCGGCAAGATGAGCAAGCTGCTCGGCATCACCACTGAAAAGGCCAGCGTGCTGAACGTGGCGTTGAACCACCTGGGTCTCGGCTCTGACGTGTTCATCACCGCCAGCGAGAAGATCAGCAAGCAGGTGCAGAGCAACGCGCAGGCCTTCGACGTGCTCGGCGTGAAGACGCGCGACGCGAGCGGCGCCTACAAGCCGGTCACCGAGCTGATGGGCGAGGTGAACCAGAAGCTGATCGAGATCAAGAACCCGATCGAGCAGAACATCGCCGGCCAACAGGTCTACGGCCGCGGCTGGAGCGAGATCCGCGGCATCCTTCGCCTCACCTCTGATGAGATGGCCAACGCCGACAAGCGCGCGCGCCAGCTCGGTCTCATCGTCGGGCCTGAGGGCGTGGCGCAGAGCAAGCAGTACAGCGCGCAGATGCGGGACCTGGGCCTCATCGGCAAGAGCCTCGAAGTGCAGTTCGGCAACGCACTGCTGCCGGTCTTCACGCGCACCGGCAAGTTCCTCGGCGAGGAAGGTCCGGCCATGGGCAAGGTGTTTGCGCTGGTGCTGGAAAGCATCATCTTCGGCGCTTCGGCCGTTTGGCTCGCGTTGAAGGACATGGGCGACGGCATCGGTGCAATCGCGGCGCAGGCGGCCGCGCTGCTCAGTGGTGACCTGGAGGGTTTCCGTGCGATCGGCCGCATGCGTGATGAAGAAGCGAAGAAGAACGAGCAGGCCTACGAAAAGCTGAAGGCCGACTTCGGCAAGCCCTTGCCGGCAGCGGCAACCTCGGGCGCACCCGACCTGAACAAGGGGCCGAAGTACCGCTTCAAGGAGAAGGGCGAGGCGGCCGAGAGCGCGGCCTCGTCGCGCATGGGCGACTGGGAAGCGCAGCTCGCCGAGAAGAAGGCTGCGCTGACTCGCAGCGGCTTGCTCGAAGACCAGTACCGCGAGATGAGCAAGGCCGAGGAGCTGGGCTACTGGAACGACATCAAGGCCTGGCGTGGCCTGAGCGAGAACGAGAAGCTCTCGGTGACGCGCAAGTCAGCTGAAGTCGAGATGAGCATGATCCGCGAGACCTTCGAGGTCCGCGTGGCCACGCTGCAGGCTGAGGCCGCTGCTTACAAGAACAATACCGATGAGCGCATGCGCATCGAGCTGGAGATTCAAAGCAAGTACGCCCAGGGCACCAAGGAGTACGAGGCTTCGCAAAAGAAGATCGTCGAGATCCAGCGCCAGGCCGCCGACCAGGAGCGCACCATTCGCGAATCGCGAGTGCAGGCCGAGCGCGACGCCAGGCTCGCCACCATCACCCTCGAGGAGCAGGCGGCCCAGCAGGCCGAGCAGCTCGGCGCCATCACGCAGCAGCAGCTACTTGCGCACCAGCTTGCCTTCGAGGAGAGGCGCAACGAAATCGCATTCCAAGCGCTGTACCAGCGTCTGCAGGATGCCGAGCTCGACCCCGACCGCAACCCGGTCGAGCTGGAGAAGATCCACGCGCAGATCGAGCAGCTCGAGCACCAGCACCAGCAGCGCATGGGACAGATCAAGGGCGCCATGCACCTCGACGACATGGCGCCGCTGGTGAACGTGTTCAAGGGCGCCGAGACGGCGATCTCGGGCGCCATTCAAGGGATCATCAACCGCACGATGTCCTTACGCCAGGCGCTGGCCAGCATCTGGAAGGGGATCTCGCAGACCGTCATCACCGAGATCAGCAACATGCTCGCCAAGAAGGTGGTGGCTTGGGCGACCGAGCGCACGCTGGCCACCGCCAGCATCGGCGCCAAGGCGGCCGACGCCGGCGCCGGCGCCGCGGCCTCGCAGTCGAGCATCCCCTACGTCGGCCCCATCTTGGCGATCGCCGCCATGGCGGCCGTGTTCGCCGGCGTGATGGCCATGAAGTCGAACGTGCCGTCGGCCGCCGGCGGTTTCGACATTCCGGCGACCATGAACCCGCTCACGCAGCTGCACAAGAGCGAGATGGTGCTACCGGCGAAATACGCCGACGTGATCCGCGCGCAGGCCGACAACGGTGGGTCATCGCAGGCGCCTGCACCGATGAATGTGCACATTCATTCGCCCGATGCAGAGGGTGTCCGTCGCCTGCTGCTGAACAACCCTGCCGCCCTGGCTGAAGCGCTGCTGAACGCCCGGCGCAACAACTACTTCACGGGCGAGAAGCGATGAGCAACCAGATCCTTCCCGTGCTCACCGGCCGGGCCTGGCCGTGGGTACGCAGTTCGCTCATGAGCACCACGGTCAAGACGTCGGTCAGTGGCCGGGAGGTGCGCACGCAGAACTGGCCGTACCCGAAGTACCAGTGGAAGCTGAGCTACGAGGTGTTGCGCGAGACGGTCGGCTACACCGAGCAGCAGCAGTTGATGGGCTTCATCAACGCGCGCGGCGGCAGCTTCGACTCATTCCTGTTCAGCGACATCGACGACTTCGCGGTCACGCTGCAGCCGATCGGCACCGGCGACGCTGCGAACAAGCTGTTCCAGCTGGTGCGCACGCGCGGCAGCTTCGTCGAGCCCGTCATCGCGCTAAACGGCGCGGCGCTGATCTACGTCAACGGCGTGCTGCAGACCCTCACCACGCACTACACCATCAGCGCCACCGGCCTGGTCACCTTCGTCACGGCACCACCTGCTGGCCAGGCGGTGACGGCGTCGTTCAACTTCTACTGGCGCGTGCGGTTCCAAAAGGACGGCGCCGACTTCTCGCAGATCATGTGGAAGCGGTGGGAGTTGAAGGACCTCAGTTTCATCACCACCGACACATGAGAACACCTGCGTGGGAATCATCGCCGGGGGCGCTCGCCGCGTTCCTCAACACGGCGCGGCAGCGCGTCAAGGCCGACCTGCTCACCATCACGCTCGCCGGTGGCCAGGTGCTCCGATACACGGACACCAAGGCGCCGGTGACCATCAACGGCAGCACGTATGTCGTGGGTCCGCAGATCACGCGCGGCCGCGTCAGCCTGAAGGTTGGCATCCAGGTCGACACGCTCGACCTGACCTTCGCGGCCGACCCAGGCGTGTTGATCAACGGCACGCCCTTCATTGCCTTCATTCGTGCCGGTGGTTTCGACGGTGCGCGCGTGGTCTTGCACAGAGCCTATGCGCCCGACTTCGCGACGCCCTGGGTGGGTACCTTGATGCAGTTTCCCGGTCGAGTGGGCAAAGTGATGATCACTCGCTACGAAGCGAAGGTCACCGTGCAGAGCGACCTGGCGCTGCTCAACGTGATGGTGCCGCGCGACGTGTACCAGCCCGGCTGCTTGAACACGCTGTTCGACAGTGGCTGTGGCCTGCTGGCTTCGGCGTTCACGGTGACGAGCACGGCGGCGGGGGCGACCGACATCACCCGCACCATCTTCAGTAACAGCCTGGTGCAGGCCTCGGGCTACTTTGACCTTGGCGTGGTCAAGTTCACCACCGGCCTCAACACCGGCGTGGCGCGCACCTTGCGCGGGTACACGCCGGGTCAGTTCGTGACGATCGCGCCGTGGCCGTTCGCCGTGGCCGCCGGCGACGCGTTCACCGTGTACCCCGGCTGCGACAAGACCACAAGCACCTGCGCGGCCAAGTACGCCAATCTGCAGCGCTTCCGCGGCCACCCCTACGTGCCATCGCCTGAAACGGTGACCTGATGAGCGAAGCGCAACAACGATCGGCTGTCGTGGTCGAGGGCTTGACCTGGCTGGGCACCGGCTACCACCACCATGCGCGGCTCAAGGGCGTCGGTGTCGATTGCGCGCAGATCATCTGCGCGACCTTCGAGGCCGTCGATCTGGTCGAACCGATCGACCCGGGCTACTACGCGACCGACTGGCATTTGCATCGCAGCGAAGAGGTCTACGCCACCTGGTGCGCCAAGTACGCCAAGCAGGTCGAGCGGCCGCCGATCCCCGGCGACGTGGTGCTGTTCCGCTTCGGCCGCTGCTTCAGCCATGGCGGAATCGTGGTCGATACCGACACCGTGCTGCACGCGTACATCAATCGCGGCGTGATCCTCACCCGCTTCACCGAGGAGCCGCTCGCCGGCCGGCCCATGCAGACCTGGAGCTACTGGTAATGGCCGGCGACACGATCTCGACCTCGGAAACGCGCATCGAGGCGATCCAGCTTCAGAGTTCGGCCTATGGCGTCACCATCCCCGTGGTGTGGGGCGTGAACCGCATCGCCGGCAACCTGGCCTGGTACGGTGGCTTCAAGGCGGTGCCGCACACCAACACGCAAGGCCAGGGCGGGAAGGGTGGCGGCGTCAAGACGCAGAACACCACCTACACCTACCTGGCCAGCGTGGTGATGGGCGTGTGCCAAGGGCCGGTCACTGGCATCCCGCGGATCTGGCGCGGCAAGAAGCTGTACGCGGGCGGCTGGCTGCCCACGTCGTTCGCGAAGGCGCGCGAGAGGTGGGACGTGCCGGCCACCGGGCCGATGAACTTCACGGTCGCGCACGCCGCCAAGTTCGTCAACCTCATCGGCTTCACCGTCGGCACTCGCTACTTCAACTGGGTCGAGGGCAGCCAGTACAAGGTCAACTACGACACCGGCACGATCACCTTGCTGACCGACTCGCTGCGCGGCCTGCCGATATTCATCGATTACAACTACGCCACCGGCACCAAACCCGCGACGGCCATGGAGAAGCTGGGGTTGAGCTTCATGAATGGTGATCTCGGTCAGCCCACTTGGTCGTTCTTAACCACGTTTGTACCGACCGACGAGACGGGCGCCGCCGTCGGTGCCGCGGGTTCGCAGGCGCTGGGCTACAGCGGCCTGACGATCGTCACCGGGCAAGACTACGACCTCGGCACCGGCGCGCAGGTCGAGAACCACACCATGGAGGTCGAGGGGCGCCTGGCGTATCACCTCGGCATCGACGTGCCCGATGTTGACGTGTCGCGCGCCATGATCGACATGCTGGGCAATTCGATCTTCGGCGCCGGCTTCCCGCTCGACTTGCTCGGATCGAGTACGCAGTGGTCCGACTACGTGGTGTCGGGTGGGCTGCTCATGTCGCCGGCGCTTGAGACGCAGCAGCCCGCGGCCGAGGCGCTCAAGACAGCCGCAGATCTGACGAACACCGCCATCGTGTGGAGCGATGGAGTCGTGAAGATGCTGCCCTACGGCGACATGCCACAGACTGGCAACGGCGTGACCTACACGCCCAACGTCACGCCGGTATATGACCTGACTGACGATGATTTTTTGAACATCGACGAACCGGTGCGGGTGACGCTCAACGACATCACCGACGCCTACAACCACGTGCGTGTGCAGTTCCGCAGCCGCGGTGACTGGAACGCCTCGAAGGGCTTCTACACCGGGCAGTACGTGCTGGAGATCGCCGAGGCCAAGGACCAGGCGCACATCGACACCTTCGGCCTGCGCACGATGCCGACCGTCAGCGCGCCGTGGATCTGTGACCCGAAGGTGGCGCGCAATGTGGCCGAGCTGATCAAGAACCGCTCGCTGTACGTCACGCGCAACACGTACGAGTTTCGGCTGAACTGGACCAAGAGCCTCCTGGAGCCCATGGACCTGGTCACGCTGACCGACGCGGCACAACAGCTCAACAAGCTGCCGGTGCGACTCACGGGCACCGTGGAAGCCGAAGACGACGACATTGACTGCACCGCCGAAGACTTCCAGCTCGGCGTGGCGGGCTCGACGCTGTACCCGAGCCAAGGCAGCGTGGGCTATCAGAACGACTACAACGTGAGCCCGGGGGCCGTCGACACGCCGCTGTTCTTCGAGGCGCCCGTGGAGCGCACCCTGACCGGCCTGGCGGTCTACGCAGCAGTGAAGGGCAGCGGCCTGCGCTGGGGCGGCTGCAGGGCCTGGGTCAGCCTCGACGGCACGAACTACAAGCAGATCGCAACGCTGTACGGCGGCGCGCGCTACGGCAAGCTGACCGGTCCCATCGCCGGCGGCAACTTGCCGGTGAGCACCTCGGGCCAGCTCATCAGCGGTAGCACGGCCGATGCCGCGGCGCTCAACACCCTCTGCTACATCGGCGGCAGTTCGCCCGAGTACCTGGCCTACCAGACGGCCGCGCTGACCGGCGCGGGTGCATACACCCTCAGCGGCCTGGTGCGCGGCGCCTATGGAACGTCGCAGGCGCCTGCACACGCCACGAATGATCCGTTCGTGCGCGTCGACGAGGCGATCACCAGCAGCGGAGATCTCGACCTGAGCTTCATCGGCAAGACCATCCAGTTCAAGTTCACCAGCTTCAACGTGTACGGCGCGGCCGAGCAGTCGCTGGCTGACGTGCCGGCCTACGCGTACACGGTCACCGGCAACATGGCGCTGCTGGCGCCGTCGCAGCCCACGGCGGGGGCCTACTCGTTGGAGCCCTTCGGCATCCGCTTCAAGGTCGCCAAGAACCCCGAGCCCGACGTGGTGGCCTACGAGTGGCGTCAGGGCACCGCATGGGCGTCGGGCATCGTGCTCGATGCCAACGGCGGCACCAGCTACCTGCTGGCGGTGCAGAACATCGGCAGCTTCCCGGTGATGGTGGCCGCGCGCGATGCGCTGGGCGTCTACAGTACGCCGCTGCTGATCAGCGCCACGGTCGGTGCGCCGACGGTGGGCAGTTTCAGCTCGGCGCTCAGCGGCACCAACCTGAACCTCACCTGGTCGGCCACCGCCGCGGCATTCGCGATTGCAGGCTATGAGGTGCGCTACGGCGCCACCTGGGCCACGGCCGCGTTCGCGCAGAACCTGCAGTCGAACAAGTACACCGAGATCGTGAAGTGGGGCGGGGCGCGCACCTACTGGGTGGCCGCGATCGACGTGCGGGGCAACTACGGCACGCCCGTCAGCCTGGCGGTTTCGATCGCACCGCCTGGCGCCGTCACGAGCCAGCGCGCCGACGTGGTCGACAACAACGCGCTGCTGTACTGGGGGCCACCCACCACCGGAGATCTGCCGGTCGACAAGTACGAAGTGCGCAAGGGAAGCACCTGGGCGGGCGGCTCCGTGGTGGGCAGCAACGGCAACAGCACCTTCGCGGCCGTGTTCGAGCAGCAGGCCGGCACCTTCATGTACTGGGTCACGGCTTACGACTCGGCCGGCAACATCGGCACACCGGCGGCGATCACGGCCACGATCAACCAGCCGCCCGACTACATCCTGCGCAACAACTACGAAAGCACGTTCAGCGGCACGCTCGTGAACATGTTCCTGGAGGCCGGCAAGATGATCGGCCCCGTCGACCTGACGCAGACCTGGGCCACGCACTTCAGCTCGCACAGCTGGGCCACGCCGGACGCGCAGATCGCTGCAGGCTTCCCGCTCTACATCGAACCGAGCGTTACCAGCGGCAGCTACGAGGAAGTGATCGACTACGGCGTCGTGATGCCTGCCACGGTGATCACCGCCACGCTGGCCGCCGTGGTGCTGGCCGGCACCGTGACCGCTACCTGCACCATCAGCTACAAGGTCAACATCGGCGACGCGTGGACCGTGGCCACGGCTGGGGTGAACTCGGTCTTCTCGGCCAACGGCTTCCGGTATGCGCGGATCCACTACGACTTCACGTGCACGGCCGGCGCAAACGTGCTGCAGGTCAACGGCATCAACGTCAAAGTGGCCAACAAGCTGAAGAGCGACAGCGGCACCTTCACGATCACCAACGCGGCCACCGGCGTGGTGGTCAATTTCAACGTGGCGTTTCTCGACGCTGACACGCCGATCGCGCAGCCCAACGGCACGGCGCCGCTGTGGCCCGTCGTCGACTTCACCGACGTGCCGAATCCCACGTCATTCACCGTCTATCTATACAACACGTCAGGGGTCAAAGTGACCGGCTCCGGCTCCTGGCAAGCACGAGGGTATTGATCATGGCCATTGACTTCACCAAACCGGCAACGAGCGACAACTACTCGACGGCATTTGTTCCGAACATTCAAGCGAACCAGAACGCCCTGGCGCAGATGCTGGACAGCTCGCTCACGACGATCACGGGCACGCCACCGACAGGGGCGAAGCGCTACAACCGGACCAGCAGCGCGCTTGAAGAGTGGAACGGTTCGGCCTGGGTGGTGATGCCTTTGCAAGGCATTACGTTCAACAACGGAAACATCGGTATTGGCGTCTCTCCGACGAACTTCGTCGGCTACTCAACGGTGGAAGCGAAAGGAAAGAGCGGCGGCGCGGGCGGGGTGTTCAAGTCGACCACTTCCACCGGCACCGTCAGCGCCGAGTACTACACGCTCGACTCAAGTGGGGTGAACTTCGGTTCTGCTACGAATCACCAGATCCTGTTCAATATCAACTCCGTAACGAAGCTGTGGCTAGACACATCGGGCAACTTTGGAGTCGGTGTTGCACCAACCAGCAAGCTGACGGTGCAAGGCAACTACCTCACTCTTAAGGACGGGGTCTACATCGGGTACATCGGAAAAGGTTCCGATCTGGTCATCGGCGCTGCCACGTCGGATTTCGGGTTGCGAAGCGACGGCAACTTCAGGTTCGCGGGACCGGCCGGCGTGTCTTTGATGATGCTCGATACATCAGGCAATCTAGGCATCGGATCAGTTCCTGTTGCCAAGCTGGGAGTTGCGACTGCATCAAGCGACGCTGTAACTACCACTGTCTGGAGCAATGCTCACTTGGTGGTCGGTCCAAACGCAGCGGGTAGCACGCTTGCAAACCTGGGATTCGGCTACAACACAACCGCTGACCGCAGCGAGATCATCTCGCTTGCGCCCGGCATCGCTTGGAAGCCGCTCGGCGTGTATGCCAACGGGATCGACTTCAATGCGATCACCGGGACGTTGGCGATGCGCATCGCTGCTTCTGGCAACGTGGCGATTGGCACTTCCACAACCTCGGGCGCACGTCTTACTGTTGCCGGTGGCACCGGCATTCTGATTAACGGCAACGGTGCCGCCGGGTACAACGTGAACCAGATGGTGAGCGACACCGGTAAGACGCTGTCGATCGGCGTGGGTGGCAGTACGGCCGCTGGATGGCAAGGCAATGTGGCAGGCATCGGCACCACGACGAATGATCGACTGGTGTTCGGAACCAACAGCGTCGAGCGCTGGGAGCTGAGCGCTGCAGGCGCCTGGCGCAACACGGGCAACACGCAGCCAGGCTTCAGCGCCTACAGCTCGACGGCCTTCACGGTGGGCACCGCCACTGCGTTAGTCGACGTCGTCTTCGGCACCGAGGAGTACGACAACGGCAACTGCTACGACAACACCACGGGCGTGTTCACGGCGCCAGTGGCCGGCAAGTATGCGATCGGCTTTGCATTGGAGCCAGCGTATGTCTCGGCAGACGCACTCGGGTCAAGCTTCGATGCCGTTCTGATCAAGAACGGCTCGGTCACCAGGGCCTCGATCCGCACCCAGAAGGGAGTCGCGTCAGGCGGGCCATCGAACGGACCGACGCTCGCCTATTCCAACGTTGTCACGCTTGCTGCCGGCGACACCTTGAAGGTCAAAGCCGGATTCAACGGCGCATCCAACTCGTGCAACGGGATTGGAGTCCGCGCTTATTTTTCCGCTGTTCTTCTCAACTGAAACCATGAATACACCCACCACCTACACCTTCACCGAAGGCCTCGTGCAGGCCATCGTCAGCAACCTCAACGCACAGCCCGCGGCGCATTCGCGCCAGCTGCTCAACGTCATCGAGGGCGAGTGCCTGCAGCAAGACCAGACGCGCGCGGCCGAGGCGCAAGCCACGCTGCGCACCGAGATCGAAGCGCAGGTGAAAGCCGAGCTGCAGAAGCCGCCGGCGGACCCATCGCAGGCGCCTGCAGGTGCGCCGCCAGGCCCCGCGCCCACCACCACCGACCAACCCGCCTAGGCGGGTTTTTTGTTGCCCAAAGGAGATCCGCATGCCGCCTCTACTCCCTCAAGACAAGGCCAACCACGTGTTCTATGGCGCGCTGATCGCGTGCGTGGTCGTGTGCCTCAGCGCGTTGGTCATGCCGGTGCTGCGCCACCTCGGCCTCCCCCTGGTGGTCACCGCCGTACGCGTGGCCTACACGGCGCAGCTGGTCGTCGTCGGCTTCGCTGCGTGGAAGGAATGGAGCTACGACGCTAAACACACCGACGTGCACACCGTGGATCCGCGCGACTTCGCCGCCACGGTTGCCGGCGGACTGCTGGTCACTCTGCCGGCGGCCCTCATGGAGGCGCTGCTGTGAACGACGACACCGTACCTGGCCAGCTCGAAGAGATCCGCGAGCGACTCAAGGCCGGCGACGACCGCATGGCCGGCCTCGAGGAGCAGGTGGCCGAGAACACCGCGTTGACGCGAGAGAACACCGCGATCACACGCGACATCAAGGACTTGCTCGACGCCGCCCGCATGGGCTTCAAGGTGCTCGGCGGCCTGGGCGTCTTCATCAAGTGGGCCGGCGGCATTGCTGCGGGCCTGGGTGCCCTGTGGGCCATCTTTCATCAAGGACCGAAACCATGAACAGGATCAGGAAGGCCGCGTTCTTCGCGGCCGCCGTTGTCGCAGGCTTGGCCATCGCGGCCACCACGCTCACCTCGGAGTCGTGGAACGTCTACAAGGGAACGGCCATCATCAAGCCGCGCGTGGACTACAAGGACCGCGCTGCGTGCCTGGCCTCTATCGCGAGTCAGCCCGATGGCGTGTACCAGTGCGTCGGGCGTATCACCGTCTCGAAGGTCTCGCCACCACCGCCGCCTGTGGTCTGGGCGCAGGTGGCTGCTGAAGGCAAGCCCTTCACGCTGGCCACCGACAGTGTGGTGCGCTTCATCTATCACGGCTGGGAAGAGGTGGGCACGGTGGCGATCAGCAAGACGCTGACTGCTGGAGCACACACCTGCAGGCTCAGCGAGTTCGACTTGCCGAACCTGCCGGCCAAGGATCCGAAGGAAGGCAACGCCAAGGTGTGCGAGGTGGGGTCGGGCACGCCGCCAGTCGTGGCGCCGGCGGATCCACCGGCCTCATCGCCGGTGATCGATCCGCCACCACCGAAGCCAGCCGACCCGCCGGCGTCGACGCCGGTGAACGACATGCCCAAGGCCACCACAGTGAACGCGAGCTTGATTCCTAAGCTCGTGCAGAACCCGGTGGGTGGATGGTCGAAGGACATGCTGATTTCCACCACCGAGGTGGCACCCAGCTCGGACATCGGCGCGTTCCGCACCGGCTGCCAGGTGGCCAAGTACGCGTTCGATGACCCGATCGTGTTTCCTGGCCAGCCAGGCAAGAGCCACCTGCACACGATCTTCGGCAACACCGGTTTCGACGCGTACAGCACCGCAGAGAGCCTGGCCACAACGGGCAACAGCACCTGCAGAGGCGGCACGATCAACCGCAGCGCGTACTGGGTGCCTTCGATGATCGACACGCGCACCGGTGCACCGCTCGCGCCCATGTTCGAGTCGAACTTTTACTACAAGACCGGCTACGCACTGCCGCCGACGCTCATCAAGCCGATGCCTGCAGGCCTGCGGATCATCGCCGGCGACCCGAAGGGTTCACCTACGGCGCCGAGCAGCGCCGCGATCTACGCGTGCGTTTGGGACGGTGGCAACAGCAACTGGTCGAGCAGCATCCCGACCGACTGCCCGGCCACGTCGAACAGCTGGCTGATCATGGGCATCGACTTCCCGCAGTGCTGGGATGGTGTGAACCTCGACAGCCCGGACCACAAGAGCCACATGGCCAACCCGGTGAACGTGAAGGCCAACAACACCGGCAATTGCCCGAGCACGCACCCGGTGGCCATCCCGCAGATCGCGTTCCAGGTGCTCTACCAGGTGCGCGTCACCGGCGAAACGAAGTATTGGCGCCTGTCGAGCGACGCCTATGACGCCACCAAGCCGGCGGGTTTCAGTGGCCACGGCGACTGGTTCAACGGCTGGAAGCAAGACATCGTCGAGGTGTGGGTGAAGAACTGCGACAACGCGCAGAAGGACTGCCACAGCCACCTGCTGGGTGACGGCCGCCAGATGGTGATTCCATGAGGCTGCTACTCGAACGCGTGCAGCTCAGCAGCGACTGCACGATTGGAAGCCTTCAGGTCGATGGCGACTTCGAATGCTGGACTCTCGAAGACGTGGTGCGCGAGGTGAAGGGCCAGCCGGTGGCCTCCTGGAAGATCCCGGGGCAGACCGCCATCCCATACGGCACCTATCAGATCGACATCACGATGAGCGCGCGCTTCAAGCGATTGCTGCCCATCCTGCTGAACGTGCCTGGGTTCGATGGCATTCGCATGCACCCGGGCAACGTTCCCGCGAACACCGACGGTTGCTTGCTGCCCGGCCTGGACCGGCACACCGGCTCGGTCGGGCGCAGCCAGCTCGCCTTCGACGCCCTGTTCGCAAAGCTGCGTGCAGCCAAGTCGCTGGGTCAAAAGATCTTCATCGAGATCGTTTGACCTGGTTGCACCTCTTCCCCCTTTCACAACCCGCCGCGATTGACGCGGCACCCACCACTGCAAAAGGAGCAGACCATGTCCTATTCATTCGGCGTTCGCGCCAAGACCAAGACCGAGGCCAAGCAATTGGTCGAGATCGAGCTCGACAAGGTGGCGGCCGCCCAGGCCTGCCACGTGCGCGACAAGGCGCAAGCCCTGGCCGTGGCGTCCGCGTTCATCGACCTGCTGGCCGACGATGACACGCAGGACGTGACCGTGTCGATGAACGGCTCGCTGACCGGCCAGTGGTCGGGCAGCGATGTCACGGTGATCAGTGGCGCGAGCGTGAGCGTGTCGGCCTACCTGGCCGCGCCTCAGTGAAGAAGCAGCCCGAGCCACCCGAGCCGGTGTGCTCGGGCTGTGGCAGGAAGACCCGCCAGGAGTGTGGCCGTGTGGTCTGTGGCAACCGCAGACCCATCACGGCCGCCGTCGACCTGGCGGCCTATGAACCCAGCTTCGGCGGTGGCGGACTACGCCGCAAGCCAGGCCGCAAACAGGACTGAAGACATGGACTGGCAAACAATCGTGAAGACCGTGGCGCCGTGGATCGGTACCGCACTCGGCGGCCCGCTCGGCGGCCTGGCGGTGGAGGCCGTCGCCGGCGCTCTCGGGATCAGCGAGAAGACTACCGATGCGGTGAAGCAGGCCATCAGCGGCGCCACGCCCGAGCAGCTGCTGGCACTGAAGCAGGCCGACCAGCAGTTTGCGCTGCAGATGCAGGCGCTGGGCTACAAGCAGATCACGGACCTCGAAGCCATCGCGGCCGGCGATCGTGCCAGCGCACGCGACATGCAGAAGAGCACCCAGTCGTTCGTGCCGGCGCTGTTGACGTGCTTCGTCGTCGGCGCGTTCACGTCGACGCTGGTCCTGCTGCTGAAGTACGACGTGCCGCAGACGAACCGGGACATCGTGGTCTACATGATCGGCCAGCTCAGCGGTGGCTTCACCAGCGCGCTGGCTTTCTGGCTCGGCACAACGCGCGAGAGTGGCCGCAAGACGGAGATGCTGGCGCAGTCGACGCCGGTCCGGTAATTCAAAGGGCTGGCCTCGGTCGGACGTGTTTGGTATCTTGGCGGCTCTATGGACAAAGAGCCTGTCCCGCTCATCTACGATAACTGCACCCTGTGCCGGGAGTCACTAGAGCCGGGATGGCTCTGTTCTGCGCACGTTGGCAAGCCGTGGGGGCACGGCAACTGCGGTGCCGAGGCTAGCCCTTGTCTTTGCAACCCGGAGGGGGCTGTCGTGTGGGGCAAGCTCATCGCCGAGTTCGTGTACAAGCGCACCCTCAACTGACCTATGTCTTCAACGGTGCAGCTCCGGCAGCCGGCACCACCAGGCCTGCGGATACCAGTCGCAGTCTTTGCGCCCCTTGTCGACGCGCTCGGTGCCCACGATGACCATCTGAAAGGCGGTGGCTCGCCTGACCCATGCGTGCTCCATCGGCGGCAGCAGGCTCTTGCTCATTGGATCAAGCTCCTCGGTCACCCAGGCGCTGGTGCAGGGCTCGTTCGAGCGCACAGTGAGACTGGGCTGCAGGGTGAGATAGCCGCGGACCGGGCGAGCCAGCTGCGCCTCAGCCTTCGAGAGCTTCTTGCCTCGGACTCGCAGGGGGACGGCATAGACCAGCATACTGTTCAT